CCTGCATTGAGACCGAGGAAATCAATTGGAAAGAAACTTCCAGATAGAGTTGAAGTTCGAATAACATTGATATCAACAGTTAAGTCGTATGTCACAGGCGGCACGTAACCCACTGCCTCTGGGTTGGCATACCCATGGGTGTAAAATGGGGCTCCCTGAAAGCGCAAAAATGTGAAATCTTCAGCAGCAGCTGAATCCACTTGCACAATACAGGAACTACCCACGGTAGTACCAAAAAGGTTCTCGCAATTCCAACCCCAAGAACCATTTTCTGCATCGAAGTCCATATTTCCGCCGAAATATCCGGCAACGCCTCCAAGACTGAAATCCCATAAATTACGTGAGTAATAGGGAACTTCAAACTCGATACCACCGTTTGTGGGGCGGTGATAAGTAAGCGTACCATCAAGAACTGCACGAGAGCCTTTCCAGAACTCTTCGTCAGTTTCGATAATTTCTTCGATAGCAATTGGTGACTCAAGGGGGTCAGTCCCAAGAGCCACTCCGAGTGGGCTATAGGGTTGAGTCTCTAAAGAAACACGGCAAAATCCAATATCTGAAGCAACAGTATAGTGCATAATGCGGTGTCTATATCCACCACGCTTGGCAAGAAAACCTGGCTCAAGGTAGGAAAAGAGACAATCACCCGTGGGGGGACGAGGTGGTAAACCAACAGGAAGACAATTCTGAGGATAGAGACCACCTTTAGTGCGGAAAAGTCTTTTGTTAGATTCACGATTACCAATCTTAGCAGAACCATTAAAAGTGTACCTCTTCATCAATGAGCGAAAAGAGAAAATCCGTTCGCCATAATGATTGAGAAACATTTTATCGGTAATTGAGTCGTTGCCAGGATTGATAGCGATAATATTCGATTCTGTTTCAAAATCAAATTCGCGAGTCTCAGGCATGCCTTTTCGGCCCATGCGATTGACCTCAAGGTCAGGGCACGAAACATAAACATTAACTGAGACTGGTGAGGAAGTGGTAGGCTGAATGAGTGTATTCAAAGGTACAATAGTAATAAAACCATTAACATCGATTGGCTCAATAGCACCAATACCATAAGGTGGAAGAGGAAATTGCTCTCCAAGAGCCATAGGAATATCATTCACAAGAGAACCAGCAGTAACACCAGCTCCAAATTGAGTAAGATCACAAGGAGTGACATCAAATTCCTCTTGAGAGTCCAATTGTCTCACACGCGCCCAAGAACGCGGATAAGCCCATTCAACCTCAAAAGTGAGATCCTGAGCCTCCTGGATATCAAGAATAAGAATATTCTGCTGATTGAATTGCGAGGATGCACTATTTATCAAGGTAATCTGTGCTATGTTAGGATCAAATCTAATCATGAGTTTGCCACGATGAAACATCGAAGCATTAACTTCAAGACGAAATCTGACCTTACCTCTCCATGATTGGAAAGGCCTAACAGCAAAGGCCATACCAGTAGGTTGACGAATGTAGTGCGAAGGATCCAAATCACCATGATACTCAGAAAAGAGATTGGGGGTTACACAAGAAGTCCAAATAGGCTGGATCAAAGGAGGGTCTGTTTCACTCCATTCAAATGAAGTAAGAAAGCTCTCCCGACCCGCTATACAAGCAATAGTCATTTGGTCTTCAGTCACCCCACCCAAGCTTTGATCAACTGTCAACTCTTGTTTGGGGTCAAGTGCAATTTTCCAATTGGTATCTTTGCAGACAGTAAGGGCGCTATTAGCGAAAGGCATATTTTTAACAAAATGCGGATCGTCTAGGACAAGGGGTTTAGCCCATCCAAACATAGACGCAACCTTAGCAGCTGCATTGGCAATTGTAGTAGTAGCGCGAGCGAAAGGAGCAATAACAGGAGTGTTGCTCAAGGCAGAGCCAACTTTCGCGACAGCGGTAGCTACATTTTGAACTGGTCCAGGACGACTGTATTCATCCGAAACAGAGGACTCAGTCCAAATAATGTTTGATTCAGCAGTGATATCAATGTCTGTAGCGGTAGGAGACGATAGTTGTACATCAGTCATCCAGACATAAATCACCACAGGAGCAGTTGTGGAAGCATCATCAGTAGCATCCTTAAGCCGATTCAAAGTACATAGACGTAATTGTCCAGCATCTAGAAAATCGGTAAAAGATGTAGCATTGGTAACGACAGTACCATTTCCATTAAAGAGACGAAAACGTTTTTGATGATGAATAAAAGGAATAACACATTCACATGGTAAGTTCGTTTTGTAATCATGAAAAACAACACCAGGAGCTTGACTCAAATAGTTCTTATAAACGTTAGTGATAACGTTTGAACCTGCGAGAGTAGAGAGTCGATTATGAAGTTGATCATAAGCTCTTAAGGTTTCGTTGCTTAAAGGGAAAGGCTGATAAGAAGCCATGGCTCTTCCATAATGATACGGAGAACCAGAAAAGGCAATCTTAACATGCAAAGTTCCGCGAAAAAATGCATAATTGCTCAATTTTGCTCGTACAGCAGCGTTTTTACTCCAAAGATCCCACACATCGAGATGAATATCATAATCAGTGTCTAAGTCCCACGTATCCGAATAAATTCGAACAGGTCGGGCAAAGAAATCATCCAACTTGAAGGTATTATTGCAACCATCAGGTAGATCTGAAATTGAGACACCCACATCGTTATTCACATCAAGAGGTTCAGTACCAATATCAATCAAATTTTCCATAGTTGTTTGAGCGGCACTTTCACCTCCAACGTTCATCACTGCGGATTCTTCGTTGGCCATTCCGGATTCTGTAAAAATGTAGTGTTTGCCATGGATCTGATGAGAAATAAATTTATCATAAGTGACCATATCAGGCAATGTACTAGTATACAGCATCCTTTTAGGAAAGCTAAACACGCGAGCGTTCTGACGAGAAATCTTGTCTTTGCGCCTGCAGTGCCTCCCTTTAGGAATGGGTTTCCCTTCTTGAATACGAGATTCAGTGAAAAAAGTAGACTTCTTCATACTGCTCTCATGATTCGGGCGTCGACTAAATTGTCCACGGGAATAAACGGCTTCTGCTTTTGCGCGACGGCGAGCTAAGAGATGGGAACTCCGCTCAATCGCAGCAATCTGAGCTAGTATATTAAACCGGAGATTGTAAGATTTTCGAGTAGCAGGAAGGAGTTTAAGGTGCTCATGTGCAATAAGAGCATCTAAATCCATAGCGTCGATAATATCATCACCAGTTGTAATTTTAGAAATATCAGGTGCAATACCTAATCTTCTACACTCATCCACATACATAGAATGGTGTTTAAAAAGTTGGTAGTAGTTTAATGTCCTACTAGACGGAGTGTTTGTTTTTTGATCCATAAAATTAGTGGCCACACGGCCCTGTCTTGGATGCCGGTTGTTTTTAACATCGGCTTTCACCCCTAACACATCTAACCGTACTCTTGTTCCGGTGTGCATGCGGGCGGCATCGGTATAAAGTTTGGTTCCATCAGTTTTAAATCGAGATGCGATTATAGGTCAGAGCTCGACGACGTTGGGGTCATCGCCGTAGCACTGTTGTCTGATTTGAGCAAAGGTTGGAAACCTATTAACCAAATCACGCTCACGCAAGTCATAGACTGAACTACAGACTTGAATGAACTTCAAACGCCTCTCGGCGTAAGCATTTTCGTCAAGATGAAAAAACAATTCTCGAGCAGCTGAAACACAGCTGTCGATAAGTTGCTCATCAGCATTGACGTGTTTTGAAGGGAGATAATACGCAATAGATTTCATAATAGAAGCCAATTCGATTGGCGCTACCCACTTTCCAAGATCCTCTCGGTACACGAAGTTACGTTTCAAAAACGAAGTCTCGCCCCAAGTAAGGAAATCGGACATAGTGGAAGTCTTCTGAGCGTTAGTAAAATCTATTCCATAGACTTCACGACAGAAAGACTGGTAGAAGTTATTATTGAAATACGGCTGAGCTTTGGTTTTGACACCAGTCAGCATATCATCTCCATAAAGTCCTGGTAACACATATTCGAAGAATTCATCGGGGGTGAATTTACGAGTACGTGATCGATCAGAATACCTAGATCCGAACATAGTACATTCAGAAATCCAGGCATAGACAAGCAGAACGAGACCGCGCAAAGAGTTATCTTCAGCGGTGGCGTACTTTCCACTAGGCTGATAAGAGGGAGCACCAAAGAGTACACCCAACATAGCGATAGTGGGATAGACATTGTCGGACAAAATGCCACGAGCAATTTCTAAGTCCTCGTCTGTGTAACCGAGTTCTTCAAGAACATTGTATACAATGGTATTAACAGCCAAGCCTATGTCAAAAGGCATGCCTGTATCATAACCACCGTAGTCACCTTCCATGAACCGATCGGAAAACTTCTTCATAGCTCTGGCTAAAGCGCCAACGCCATCAGAATGCATATTAATCCCGATTTTAGCACAAAAGATATCATCATGTTCAACCATTAATGTATAAAAAGGGCTGAGATACATACGATTAACTAATGTGGATTCGAAAGGAGACATACAAAAGACTCTAGTTTTGCGGTTTAACACCTTTTCCCATGCTCGGGGCTCGTCTTTCAACTGAGCTCCGAGAATAGGTAAAGCATCTTCACCGCGTTTGTAAGCCTGAATTTGCTCCAAAACTTGCTCCTTCACATCATAAATAGGCACCATACCATCAGGTTTCCAGTCAAAACAACATTCACGCATGTGTTTGCGTTTAGGACCAGGCCACGCCCAACCACCAGAGGTAGATGGTTTTACAGGACGCATATAATAGTCATCAGGGTGTCCATTAAGCGCTATGTCAAGCGGCATGGGATTGAGACGTGTGATTCCTC